CCCGATTTGCACGGAGCCCTAAAGGATTCGATTCCAATAGGTTTCTATTAAATGAGGCACGGTACTTTGGTTCTTTTACAAGACAAAGTATAGTTCTTGAATGTATTAGATGTGAATACACTACACGAGCCGCCCAGTTCCATCTATGATGGACCTGAGCTTACTGGCCCGGACTCTTGTCCTGGTTAGTAGCTAGTGGAATGTGTTCCATTACTACAAGAGAGGCCACCTTCAGCATAGTTTGAAGTTGGGATCGTTTAAGCGCTGCATCACGGGCGGGCACACCTCCTTCATTATCAAGCATGATAGCTGAAAGGGTTTTGTTATTAAAATCCGGGATCAAAGGTAGAGCCTACTAAGCTTCAATAGAAGCAGGTAGACTTCATCCAATGACCTACTCGTCGTAATCTTAAGCAGCCCCACTGTATTAACAGCAGGGAGCCCAGATGAGACTTGTACTTCCTTTGCAGGAATCCGGTACTTAGTAGCCCAATCCTCTTGAGCCTTGACTCAACCTTCGGAGAATATCCGAGTGAGGAGTCACTCAATATCAACAGAAATGACTTTGGTTACCCAAATGTCAAAGTCCTTCAATCGAAAACGATTGGCAAGGAACTGTTGGTAAATGCTATCTGTCCAATTCGCTGTAAACAACGACAGCAATAATTGTTGAGCGATCGGAAGAGCTGTGCTCTTCAGATCCTCCAACCTTGTGGTCCATACTCGTTCTTCCCGCACTTATGTGCTAAGAAGGAGCCGTGGACCCATGCTCAAACCAGCGTAGCAGAATCTGCTAGTGCCTGGGAGCAAGGTTGAGGCAATTATCCAATGAAGGAATGGGACAGACCCTCGTACCGCAGCAAGCGGTACGAGAGTCTTCTTCCATATAGTTAAGTTTGTTATACACCTAAGAAGGCTGCTAAGCCAGGACTTAGTTCTCATATCCTTCCATCCTCGTCTAGCCATCATGGCTAGGGTGATTCAGGCAAGGAGACCTTTTGCATTCAAGTCTTCCTTTATTAAATAAGAAAGATATTGATATGGTTAACAAAGGTCTGGTTGGTAAAATTAAACATTCCGATTTCGGATATGTGAGATTTCACTAACCCTATGGGGATGTGTAACTGCTTCTTCAGCAATACGCACGTCTTAACTATCGAGTCGGGGACTCGGAAGGATCGATTTGTAAGAAGTTGCACCCAATGAATTGGGTGGACTCTTGCACTCTGCCTTCTTAGTCGAATGTAGCATCTTGAGGTAGGTTCTGTAGGATATCAAACATCCAATCATGGAGAGGTTTGAGGGCAAAATTTGTCCAATAATCTACTATCGCAATGGTTCGGACCTTACCAATAGCTTCATATAGGTTATGCAACCTAGATAAAGTTGGATCGGTGAACCGGAACGTTGTGTTGTTTGTTCCCATGAAATCACACCAGAGTTCTTAGATTCCCTTATAGGCTGCACGTAGTCTTCTTCGAGAAGAAGAGACGCGGTCACCTGGTTTGGGTTTCTTAAGCTTTGGGTGTACAGAATTGCGTTTTAATAGATTGTTCCATGGTTTATTTATAAGCTGAGACAAATTGTACTGTAAGATAAACATCTTACCAGTCATTTTTTATCATTCGCTCTAATTTTATTGATTGCCCTGTTACTTACAACCTTGTAAGCAACAGCTGCGCAACGTGAAATGACAGTGAACGTGGACGATACTTAACTCGCACTAAATGCCAAAAGAGTCTACAGGAAATTCCGAATTGATAGCACAGAGGCGTCTCTAACTACTGA